TGGAACATCTTATATCTTTTTAAATGATAGTTTAAAGGGGTGTACTTCAACAGACTACATTACTGATGAACCGGGAGGAATTGAGATTGGAATAAATAACTCCGAAGAAAAAGCTAGAAAAAGAATTGACTCTGGCAAGGTAAATTTTATTCAATCAAAGTCATGAAAGTCTTAATTGCCTGTGAAGAAAGCCAAGCGGTATGTATTGCTTTCAGGGAAAGAGGTCATGAGGCTTATTCCTGTGATTTACAAGAGTGTTCGGGCGGTCATCCTGAATGGCATCTACAAGGAGATGCCATTAATGAGGCTTATTCCGGAAAATATGACTTAATGATTGGTCATCCGCCATGTACTTATATAAGTTACGCAGGGACTTCATCGTGGAACAATCCGGGAAGAATACGATTAAGACTAGCTGCGCTTGAATTTTTCAGACTATTATGGGAGGCTCCGATTGAAAGGATATGTCTAGAAAACCCTAAAAGTTGCGCCAGTCCGGTTATTGCGAAATATTCGCAAGAAATACAACCTTATTATTTTGGCAATAGTGATTTGAAAACTACATGGCTCTGGCTTAAAAACCTGCCATTACTTATTCATGTAAATGGCAATAATTTATTTTATCAAAATACTCATATGCCAAAACCCGAACCGATTTCTATTGATAATACCGAGCGTCAGAAAAAACGGTATTTCACAGACGGTGCATTTAGGGATTCATTTAACAGAAGTAAAACTTTCCCAGGAATTGCCAGAGCAATGGCAGAACAATGGAATTTCAATTAAGAAACCTTAGTCGGTCGGGGGCGATAACTTCAAACCCGTTACCGCTAATTAAAAATTATGAAGGCAACTATAAAAATCTGCACAGCAGAAAAAGAATTTAGTCAAAACCAGAAGGCAATCATGAAACGCGTTACTATGGTTTTGATAGAGCATAACCTATCAGCGGCAATATTTATGAAAGAGAGTAAACATATTGCAATACCGATTAATCCAAAACTAAGAATAATATGATATATAAAAAAATTGTAAAACCAGGAGGATTTAAAAACGCCTTTGATAGCCTTCCACATAACAAACGGCAAGAATCAATGGAGGAGATTTGTAACCTATGTTTTTGGAATGAATGTGTTTTCAAAAGTAGAAGAATAGGTAAAACGCCATTTAGGAGTTATGAGATTGAGAGAATTGAAGAATATTTTAAGTCAAAACAATTGGATGCCTGGATCTAAAAGAACATAATCATGAAACGAGAAATTAAATTCAGAGCATGGGAGCCGTATCATAAAAAAATGATTATTGATATTTATTTAGGTACTACAAGATGGATGCAACACTGCCATAATACAACAAGCAATCCTGATCTTAGTTTTATGCAGTTCACCGGACTCAAAGATAAGAACGGAAAGGAAATTTATGAAGGGGATATAATTAGATGGGAAGACGATTCTAATGAACCAATAACCGGAGAAATTGATACGCCTCACCAAGTTGTCACAATGGGAGCAACTGAAGATGAATTAAACTTCTTGTCATTCTTAACATGGAATGAATTTGAGGTTATTGGTAACATTTACGAAAATCCAGAACTCCTAAAGTCATGAAAACAAAAGAAGTGTACTATTTAAGTAAACCGGACTTTGATAAATGGCTCGTTGGATCTGAAACTATTGAACTTATAATGAAATATTGTAACAACTGATAAAATCACAAAAATGAAAGAAATAAAATTAAACCAAAAGGGAAAGTATAAAGATAAGTTTGTCGCATTGGTCGATGATGAAGATTATGAATACTTAAATCAGTTTAATTGGCATGCATTCAAAAATTGTAATACTTATTATGTAATAAGAAACGTCTCTCTTAAATTAGTTTCTACCCATACATCAATTTCTATGCATAGAACAATTATGAATACCCCAAAAGGGATGGAAGTTGACCACATTGATCATAATGGGCTGAATAACCAAAAGTCTAATCTTAGAAACTGTACAATGCAACAAAACCAAACAAACAGAAGATCGTATGGGGAATCTAAATATTTGGGTGTTTCTTTTATTCATGGTAAATATAAAAATAAAAAACTCAAATATATTCAAGCAGCTATTCAGTCAAATAAGAAATTAATTTATTTAGGTTGTTTTAAGACGGAAGAAGAGGCAGCTCGTGCTTATGATACAAAAGCTAAAGAACTTCATGGTGAATTTGCAAACCTTAATTTTAAATAATATGAATATAGAATTTAAAGATATTGGAAATATCGAATCTAACTACTCTGGATTTCAATGTCCTGATTACTTAGATGACAGCGAAGCCCCACGAAGATTGAATTACGAAAAGATTGGCAATATCGAGTTTGACGGTATAGACTATGAAGACTGGCCAGACTTCTCAAATAGCTATATCGTTTCAGCTGACATGGGAGGTATTCCAATGACAGAAGAGGAATTAAACGAGTTGAACGAAAACAAAGGATTCGTATACATGAAACTTATAGACCGTTTATTTTAAAACTAAACAGATGAAACGAGAAATAAAATTCAGGTTTTGGATTGAAAAAATTAGTCGTATGGCTAATTGGGAAACAGCAAAAAAGGAATGTGATAGACTTTCATTATTAACAATGGATGGATGGATTCCATTGCAATTTACTGGCAAAGTTGATTGTAATGGAGATGATATTTATGATGGGGACATAATCCGTTTCGATCCGAGAGAGTGGGGAGATAATGAAACAAACATTCATAAGGTTTATTGGGATGATATTAGTGCAGAATGGAGTTTTGGAGGTGGTTCAACTTCAGATATGGAATGGAGAACCATTATTGGTAATATTTACGAAAACCCTGAACTTATAAAATCATGAAAGCAATTCAAGTCCTGACACAAGAATCAATCTATACGATTGAACGTGCAATAATGCACTTGGAAACCTATTATAATGTACTTCCATACGAGAAAACACCGGAAGTCATTGCAGACCTGAAAGCGGTTATCAAAGATGTTAAAGATGATTGCTATAAAGAATCAACTTGTTAAAACCTGAAAAATGAAAGCATTAATTCAAGATGTGAAATTCTTAAAAGAGTTTGAATCGAAGTTCGGAACACTTTACTCATTCAAAGTTCAGTATGACGGAAGAACAGGATTCTATAATTCAAAATCAAAAGACCAAACAAAGTTTGTAATTGGCAAAGAGTCTGAGTTTACTGAAGAAACGAAAACCGGAACAAAGGGTGACTATATTGTTATCAAGCCTCCAATGCAGAACCGACAGTCAAACTTCGGGAAGGCTCTGAATAAAGAGAAATCCAGGTATTCAGGATTTGCTGTCAGTTATGCCAAAGATTTAGTCGTTGGTGGTCGGGTGCAATTATCAGAACTTTCTGACTATGCATGGATCTTATTTGATCTTATGGTTGAAATGGATAAAACATTAGAGCAATGATTATACATAATATTGATCAGCACTCAGAGGCATGGCACGAGGTACGTTGTGGACGTATCACAGGAACACGTTTTAAATCGCTTGTAGCCAAGGAAACTACCGATACATATAAAGACTTACTTACCAATATAGCGTGTGAGATAATCACTCAAAGAGCAGAAGAAACATATTCTAATGCTAATATGGAGAAAGGATTAGAAATGGAACCTATTGCCCGTATTTTTTATGAAGAAATTACCGGCAATAAAGTTAAAACAGTCGGGTTTATTTCACCTGATGAAGATACTGAATTTGAAGATTGGATCGGAATTAGTCCCGACGGATTAATAGAAGATGGCATGATTGAGATTAAATGTCCTTTGATGAAAACTCATATGGGGTATATAATGTGGAACCAATTACCTTCTGAATATCGTTATCAGGTGCAAGGTCAATTGTTTGTAACTGGATTAAAGTTTTGTGACTTTATGTCATTTGTTGAAGACATGAAACCCTTTATCATCAGGGTTTATCCTGAACCAGAACTCTTTACGTTTTTTGAACAAAGATTAAGAATTGCAATTCCGCAGGTAAAAGAATTATTAAACCAATATCACAAATACGATTATGAGTAAATTAATCACAGCATCAATCAACTTAAAGAAAGTTGATCAATCACTTCTGATACCTGGCGAAAAAGGAAAATATCTGAATCTCACTATCTGGGTCAATGACGAACCCGATAAATATGGTAATGATGTCACTGTTGAGCAGAGAGTCGAAAAGGGCAGAGACAAAATCTATCTGGGTAATGGTCGGCAGTTCAAACAGAGTGAACAACCAGTTCCAAATGCAGTCATTCCAGAAAACGAAGATGATATGTTCAAATGAAAACCGAGGCTCAGGAAATACAGAACTATTTGGATATAACAGTTTCAAGCGATCCGGCTGAATTGGTTAGTCGGATCTCTATACTGATGACTTATATGTCACGTTCAGGCGAAATGCTTGCAAAAGCTAAAAGAGAATTAAGAAATAAAAAAACTACCGAGATCAGTAAAACAATACTAAAAATCGCTAAAGAGAATTGTCTGTCTGCTACGGTTCAGAATGCACTATTAGATTCTATTTGTGAGGAAGAGGCTTTTATGGTTGATTGGCTTGAACGGATTAACCGGACTTGTACTCATCAGATTGATGGTTTACGAAGTCTACTATCCTATGAAAAAGAACAAATGAGATTACAATAAAACTATTATGATTCGCAAACTGAAAAAATCAATCCGGAGAATTGCAAAGAGAATTTGCCCGATGATAACAGCAATTTATTACGCTTCAAAATCACTATAATGAGTACAAAAAACGATCCTAGACATATTCCATCTCCATTTAAAGTGAATGATAGAGTAAAAGTATTTGATGGCGATGAGTGGCTTCATTGTGGTGACATTGGAGATAATTCTTGTTATTATAAGCCAGCAACTATCACGAAAGTCAGAAAAGAGAAAGAATCGCCCCATGAATGGCTTGCAGATGTATTGTTTGATTATGGACAACAGAGTAACGGACATTTTCAATCCGGTATAAAATTACTTATGGAAGATCCCGACAATGAATTTTCCCCGGAGAACATTGAGGAAATCAGAGTAATAACGAATACAATATTTTGAGATGAGTAATAAAAGCAATATCCTGGCATTAATGGCAGCAACTTCACTAATGATAGGCTCAATGAGTGATGACGATGTTCGTTTAATGAGAGAAAAAGAAGAGAATAAACGACCGCTAGAACCTCATCAAAAGCCAATACCGAAAGGAATGAAACTTTATTTCTTCAATATAGAAGGTGAATATTCAACAGATCACATGCTTAAAACTGATGTGGTATTTGAGTGTTTTGCAATTAACGATAAAAATGCTATTAAGAAATTTAATAAAAAGAAACGGTAATGAGAAACAACCGGGAATATCAAATTTATTATTATCTTTGGAGGGAGATAGTCAGGGGTCATGTCCTGATGAAAGGGTAACCAGAACGCCTTTCTCCTTCCATTTGTTCTGGTAAATTAAAATAAACTGGTTATGAAACTTATTAAACTTACGCAAGGTAAATTCGCTCGGGTAGATAATTCTGATTTTAACAGGGTGAATCAATTCAAATGGTGTGCTAATAAATATAAAAATACTTATTATGCCGTTAGGGTAGTTGGAAAACAAACAATATATATGCATCGTTTTATTATGGAAACGCCTGATGATAAAGAGGTAAATCATTGGGATTTTAATGGATTAAATTGTCAGAGAAGCAATATGATGAATTGCACTCATCAACAAAATTTATGGAACCAACCACCAAGAGGAAAATCAAAATATCTAGGTGTTTCCTGGTTTGAAAGAGATAAGAAATGGACGGGTAGAATAAGAATAAATGGGATAGCGAAAAATTTAGGTTATTTTAATACAGAAATTGAAGCTGCTATTGCAAGAGATAAGGCGGCAATATTATATCATAAAGAATTTGCAAAACTTAATTTTATAAAAAATGCGTAATAATCGAGAGTATGTTATCTGTAAAGACATTGCTATTTACATGCGGCTGCAATACCCGAAAGTTCTATTTCATTTTGATTTGGCAGGACTTAATCTTTCGCGTGCTCAGGCTGGCATGATGAAAGCAATCCAGGGAAGCAGGGGTTGGCCGGACTTGTTCATTGCTAAATTAAAATATGAAGACTTAGGTAATAACGAAGCTGTTGTCTGGCAGGGATTGTTTATTGAACTTAAAAAAGAAGGTGAAAAAATATATAGAAAAAATGGTATTCATTTTACACCGCATATTAAAGAACAATCTGAAATGCTATTCAAATTAAGGGAGTCTGGATATAAAGCAGACTTTGGGATTGGATTTGACGCCTGTAAAAGATTAATCGACGAATACTT